GAATGGTCGTATAGCAGTATATGATTCTAACTACAAATGCTCCAAATTTCCTGAGGCAAAAACAGTAGTTGAGGATATAGTTCTTGGTCCAATGAAAGTAAAGGCTAAGCTGCCGTATTGTAGCATTGCTCGTCGCCACGGTGAATGCGGGTTGGATGGTAAGTATTGGCAACCCAAGCATAAGAAAGATTTATTTAAAATGTTAACAAAGGAAACACATGACTGAACTAGTCGCAAAGCCAATCGTTAAGAACCAATTTTGGATTGTCACTGATGGTGAGAAGAAAGTTGGTAATATTGAAGCTAACAATGCTGGATACGGGGTGCGGTTAAATGGCACCTTCCTTCAGTTCAACAACGCAGAAGACCTTAAAAAGCAAACCCAAATTAAGTTTGCAAACCTAAAGCAATCGTCTAAGGTACAGGTTCCATATCCAGAGTATCCTACTACTGCACGAGTTTACAACTCGGTGTGTGATGTTACTCGCGGATTGCACTTATTCACTAAAACTAAAAAGAGTAAATGCCTACATGCTGCTGGATATTTTGTGGTTGATCAGAATGGTATCAAATCCGTACAATTCTGCCCAAAGTATATCTTCATTCAGCGTTACCCATATCAGGGTCCCTACAAAACCTCAGATGAGGCAAATAGACAGATAAATAGTTAAAGATGTTAAATATTAAGCGATTCATAGATAAGGTTGCGGTAGCAGAATCCAAGCAAACTAAAGATTTAGTATTGCCGATGACCGACGCTCGTGGATTGCGTGATGAAATATCAAAGCTATTATCTGACCTTTATGACCTATCACAAGATCAAAACGCCGCAAAGGAAAATGAAATAGTTCAAGTAGAAATTAAGGGTGGCTCATTCAAATGAGTAGAACCCAACCTAATGTCCTGCTGGAGTATGTAGATAAGAAAACATACAAAACAGATCAGATTGTAGAAGCCGCAGGTATTTGGGCGGTGTTTTATGATGACCAACCTATCAATCTAAAATCGTCACATTATCTTGCAAATGATGTAGCACCTAAATATAAGAAAACAAGCTTTTCAAATCCAGGTCATGCTAGAAATCTGTGCAGAAAATTGAATGCACAATTCAAGACTGATAAGTTTACTGTTGTGTTTATGAACAGTGGCAGGGTCGTATACCCAGATGATCTATCCCAAGACCAAATCTGATATTGTCAAACTTGTATTAAATGAAGTAAAGGATGATCCTGATTTCCCATGGAAAGATAAGTCGGTCGATCAACTAGTATTTCAGTGGTTTATGACGGGCAGAAGTGGTTCCGGTTTAAGACTTACTGATGCAGGCGCTCAGGCACTCATTTCTGCAAAAATTTCTCATTATAATTTTGATTTTAATCCTCCAAAAAATGTTAGGGGAGAAGTCAATTGGGGCAAGTATACTGTTATCTTAGATAAAAAAGTAAACTGCCCCTACTATGTGGGAATCAATGTAGTTGACAATGGCAAGAAACAACCGTATATTAGAATATATGATCACAAGATAGCAATGATGATGACCTTATACGGTGACTTTCAAAGCTACCTAGATTCGGTTAAATAGTATTTGTTTTTGTTCGCAGATGCAGCATAAATAATATGCTTAGTTAAACGCTAAGTTACACAACACACACAGGAGAAAAATTATGAAGAATATCACTATCGGCCTGCTTATGGCCCTCACACTCTCAACCCCAGCACTTGCTTCTTGGAAGTCTGAATTGTTTGCTAAGCTTGACGCAGACAAGAGCGGGGAAATTGCCCTTACAGAATTGACTGGTGCCGGATGCCGTACTCAGCCTAAGCTTTTTAACTATGCTGATAAGGATCGCAGTAAGGGTCTTAGCAAGGCTGAATATTTTGACAGCCGAGACCTTCTCGGTCGTTGCAGCTAAGGAGTAGATAATATGTTAGCTACTTTAGTCAACAATACCGTTGACGCCATCCAAACTTCAAAGAAGATTTTTGTTGATACTTTCGTTAAGCACGAAGGACTAGCAAAAACAATGACTGAATTTGTGGATGCTCAAACCGAGTATACTAAGAAGGCAATTGATGTTGGTTTTACTACTGCCAGCAATATGCACAAAACTGTTACTGATAAATCATTTTATACAGAAACCGCAAAGGCTATGCAGGAATCTGCAAAGGCTATTTTTAACACACAGAAGAAAGAAGAAAAGCAATAATGACAAATAAAGCACTATATGCGTCACGAGCCGGATTCATCACCGTAATTTCAGGGATGATGATTCTAACCTACGCATTCATTGCAACCATTTTATAAGGAAATATATTATGAGCGATAGTAAAATTCCAGGACTTCCTGAGATTAAGTTCAACAAGAATGGATATGAAATCCGTTCTGATATTTTGGGACTCGCTGAAAAGCTAGTCATTGAAGAATATAAAGCCAAGTTACTTGGTTGGGAAGTCTCGCAGAAAAAGGACGAAGAAGGTAAGATTGTTACCAAAGTCTCTGCTCCGGAGTTTCCTGGTCTTGAAAAGGTCCTTGAGACTGCTCAAAAGATGTATGATTTCGTAAATCAAAATACGAAAAAGTAAAAAAAAACGGTTGACAAAAGGTCTCCTTGGAGCTATAGTCATAATATAGCTTCTAAGGAGATTTTTTATGGGTAACGAAGATTTTGTCAGCTATGTGCTTAGCTTCTACAACGGTGTTGATGGCATCTATAAAGATGTAGATGCTACCCCTGCCGAAGTCGTTGCTGCTACTCGTAAGCTTGAAAAGATGTATCGCAATCACGGTGAAGAGCCTGTGTATGACTCTATTGACCGTGAGCGTGTGCGTGACTTCATTCTAGAAGGTCGCAAGTAATGCCCTACACTATCTATGATGCAATGCAGGATGAAGTTAACTTTCTCCGAGAAATGGCAAAGGTTGAGGAAAAGGAAGACCGCTTTATTGCTGTAGCTATTCTAAGACAAATAGCTATGTCCCATCAGCGAATTATCAACCGTGTTGAAAAGGGATTAGACTATTCACTTGAAATCGTAGATGGGGAAATCAAAAGCGTCAACAAAAAGAGTGACCGCAAGACTCTTGAACAGGAATATCCTGCTCTCAAGAAAGCTGCTGAACAATACGATGTTGTAAAAAATCTTGTAGATTCTACACCTGACGATTAAAAAACGGTTGACATTGCTTACCCATTTTGCTATAGTGAATATATAGCAAGGAGATACTACATGGCTCGTTATCAACGCCCTTCGTACAACACTGTTGATGTTTTTGCTGCTGCGTGTGCAGCTAACCGTGTCAACGGTGGCTACCTCAAGTACACCGAAACTAACGATGAATCTGGTACTAGCAAGATTGCTAACAAGGTTCTCATCCGTCAGTTTCTTGACGGTACTTTTGATGTGCGTGACAGTGACCGTGAACAGGGTGAAAAGGTTATGCAGCATTGCCGCAGCCTTACTTTCAAGCTACTGACTGACAAGCGCCTCTCTGATTTTGAGCAGAATATGCTCTCCATCGTAGAGAAGGAAACGCTTGATAGCAACTATGATATTGCTATCGTCTCCTCGCTTCCCAACACTTACAACCGCAGTGAATATCGTCGTGCTGTTGATACTCGTATCCGCGAGACCGAAGGCGTGTTCGGTACCGTCGGTGAGCGTGTTCAAGTCACTGCCGAAGTAGTGAAAAGCTATTTCTCCGATCAATGGGGTACGAATTTCATCACTGCTATCACGGATGATAATAAGCAGGTGTTCTTTGCCTATAAGCAGAGTCTCACTGTGGGCGATAATATCAACATTGACGGTAAGGTCAAGGCTCACCGCGACAACGCTACCCAGCTTAACTATGTGAAGATGGTATGAGTGCCGAAAAGGAAAATGTATTCCGCACATTGCGTGAAGAGCCTCTATTAGCATCACGGGTACTTTGTAAGTTTGGTTGGCACAAGTGGTTGAAGTGGGGCAAGGCATATAAAGAATCCTATTATTATGTACAGGATAGATATTGCGATTCCTGTAATAAGTTTTCCCGTAAACAAATAAAGCTTCCCCTATGACCGATTGGATTAAAACGATTCAGAGCGTGGGTCGAGGCTTCCGTCCTGGCATGGAAATCAAAATGATTAGTGCTGGTAGTAGAACTGGTAAGTCTGTTTGGGTGGACTTTGAAAGCGATGAATTCAAACCATGGCGTGAGAATATGCGCCCTCACTATGCTGAATATTGTGACCATAAGACCGGCGAAACATACTGGAAAAAATATAACAGGTTACCTTCTAGAATGTTAGCTGCATACACTGTCATCCGTCATAATGAAGACGGTTCCTACGAATATATAAAGAATCGTGAAACCGGTCAACTTCGTAAACTAACTGAACAAGAAGCCATGTGGCTCATTTTAACAGTAGGAGCATAACAATGCAAATCGCAATCGCAGATACTACGGGTAATGTTTCTCTCTGGTGCAGTGTTAATAGCATCAATGAGGATGGTTCCATTGACTTTGATGTTATCAACGGCGCTTGGCGAGGCCGATACAATAACGGCAAGGTATTCATTGAATATACTAAGGCTACTATCCCCGGCTTTCTTGTATGGGTTGGTAGTCGCGGCGGACACTACAATGATGCTATTCGTCAGATTCAAGAAGAAATTGACAACCCTGAATATGTAATGACACAGCCCGATCAATATGTTGAGCCTGTTAGGGAAGTTGAAGAAGATGAGTGGGACGAAGTACCTTTTTGATTGACATTCACCCTATAATGTAGTATAAGAAGACTATGAGCGCAAGTTTTATCACACAACTAAACGAAGACAACGGACGCCTCCATAAAGAGGATGTTCTCAAACAAGCACTAACTGCTGCTAATCTTGGAAGCGATATTGCTATTCGCTTCTTGTGCGGGCTTAAGGCATGTTATAATCCATATGAAACATTTGGTATCAAGCAGATTCCCGAATCGGTAGGAATCGTTGATGCTGAAAATCCTTGGGATGAGTTCTTTGACTTGCTAGAAATGCTAGCAATGCGACGGCTTACCGGACATGATGCCCGTGATGCAGTTGCAGAAATGTCAGAGCGATTTGATAGTGATGAAT